CCCGCGCCGAGGACGTGGACCTGCCGGAGGGCGAGGGCGGCGGCGGGCCGTCTGACGCGCCGCCGCCCTCGCCGTCGGGCGACGGCGCTGCGCCCGACCGGGCGGCCGAGGGCGCCCTGCAGCCGGCCAACGACACAGGCAACGGGGCGCGCTTTGCCCTCTATTGCGGCGACGATGCGATGTATGTGCCGCGCGTCGGCTGGCATGTCTGGGACGGCCGGCGCTGGCGGCTCGACCCGGACGGCATCGCAGTGCGCCGTCTCGCCCAGACAATCCACGAGCGGATCAAGGCCGAGATCCCGCACCTCAAGCTGCGCGTCGCCGAACGCCGCGCCGTCGACCGGCTCGACCGGCTGCGCGCCGATCTGCGTGCCCTCGACCGGGGCGAGGAGGGCCTCGATGCCGAGACGGCCGCCAAGCGGCGCGAGGAGCTGACCGTCGAGGCCGAAAAGCTCTCGTCTGCGCTGTGGGGCAGCGGCTCGACCCGAGCGCGGCACTTGACCTTCGCGAAATCGGCCGGCAACACCAACGCGATCAAGAACATGCTGACCGAGGCGGTCACGACGCTCGGCCGCGAAGTCGAGGACCTCGATGCCGCGCCGCTGACGATCAACACCCAAACCGGGGTGCTGTCCTTCCTTGTGACCGACATGCGCAGCGAGGGCGCCGGCAAGGTGGCCGAGCTGGCGCTGCTGCCGCATGAGCGGCGCGCGACGGTCCCGGGCCGCAACGCGTTGCAATACATCACCAAGATGATGCCGGTCGATTACGACCCGCACGCGACCTGCCCGCGCTTCGACGCTTTCCTGGAGCGTGTCCAGCCCGACGCGGCGATGCGCGGCTTCCTGCAGCGTTGGTTCGGCCTGTCGATGACGGCGCTGCCGGTGCAAAAATTCCTTTACTGCTACGGCATGGGGGCCAACGGCAAGTCGGTCCTGGCCGGGCTGATGCGCCGGATGATGGGCGACTATGCCACGATGGTGCGGATCGAGAGCCTGACCGGCAAGAATCGCAAGTCCGGCTCCGACGCGACGCCGGACCTGATGCGCCTGATCGGGGCTCGCGCCGCGATCACCAACGAGCCGGAGGAAGGCGAGCGCCTGCAGGAACAGAAGGTCAAGGAGATGACCGGCGGCGACGAGATGCTGGTGCGCAACCTGCATTCCGACTTCGTGGCCTTCACCCCCTACTTCAAGCTGACGTTCACGGGCAACCACAAGCTCGACATCCGGGGCACCGATGACGGCATCTGGCGCCGCCCGCTGCTCTGCCCCTTCGACGTGCAGATCCCCGAGGAGGAGCGCGACGAGACGCTCGGCGACACCCTGTTCGCCGAGGAACGGTCCGGCATCCTCAACTGGATGATTGCCGGGCTGATCGACTACCTCGAACGCGGCCTGCAGGAACCGCCCAGCGTCATCCAGGCGACCGAGGACTACCGCAAGGACAGCGACCCGGTGGGCGATTTCCTGGCCACGGGCTGCGAGATCGACGGCGCCGGCGACTTCCTGCCCGCGCGCGAGCTGGTTGATGCCTGCTACCTCTACCTGCTGGAAAACACCGCCCATGCCTGGCAGCCCGGCAACCTGCAGCGAAAGCTGAAGGAGCGGGCCGAGAAATACGTCCACCCAGCCACTGGCAAGAGCTATGCCCGCCACAAGCGCAACGGCACCTGGGGCTATTCCGGCATGCGGCTGACGCTGGCCATGCGCGACAAGCTGCACGAGGCGCCGCGCGACGCCAAGGGCCTGCCGATGCTGCGCAAGGACGCCGACGCCTGGGGCGACGGGACGTGACGACCCGGGCGGCATATCCCGCGCGATCCGCCGCCCGACCCCCGCACCCCTTTACCCGTCTTCGAGTAAATCCGGGGCAGGTCGCGAAGTTCTGCCCCGTTCGGGGCAGGTCTCTCAGCCGGTGGCCGCCTGAAAAATCCCTTCTCTGTCAACGGGCTGCGCTCGCTTCGGGGCGCGCGGGGCGCGCGGGGCAGAAAAATGCGGGGTACGCGCGTGCGCGAGAAAGCATCGGGGTTCGGGGGGTGGTTCTTGCGTGTAGGTCTCGAATTTCTGCCCTATGCGCCCCGCGTGCCCCACCGGCCCTTTTTTGCGTGCGTTTCCAGCGGCTTGGCATTTCGGTTTCGTCCTCTGGGTTCTGCCCCGGCCTGCCTCCGTTCTGCCCCGCCGGCCCCGTTACGATTCCACGAAATCAACATCTTGTTTCATCGAGGAAAAAGGAAACTAAATATGAAGGTCTTGAGGATGGGCAGGTCTGGAAAAGTGGATCGGGCCGACCTGATCGCCCGCGGCACCCCGCCCGAGGCGTGCGGCGATGCGATCCCTGTGGCCCCGGCGCGCGGGCTGTTGCGCGCCTTCATGCCGGTGGAGCTGGCGCCGGACGGCAAGGGCGGGACGCGGCCCGTCGATGCCGGGTACCGGGGCCGGGCGGCGGCGCGCGTCGAGGATGCCTTCGACCGGATGGATCGGGCGCGGCGGGGCAAGGGGCCGGCCCCCTTCACGCCGGCGCAGGTCCAGATGGGTCGGTTTTACGCCACACTGACCGAGCGGGTCGCCTCGGCCGGGGTAAAGGGCACGTCGCTCGAAGCGCTGTCGCAGCGATCCGGCGGCGGCAATGCCGGGTTCATGGACGCGGTGATCGACGACAGCCGACGGCTCGCCGCGCTGCATGCCCGGATCGGTGGCGGTGTGGCGATGAGCGTGCGGCGCATCCGCCCCTCGGCGCGGGGCAGCCGGCGGGAGATCCTTGATCGCGGGCTGGTCGACGCGGTCTGCCTTGGCGGGATGATGCCCGACCAGGTGCTGCGTTCGGCGGGTTGGGCGGTCAACGGCCGCCACCGTGCCGCCCTGCGCGCGGCGTTGTCGGAGGCGCTCGACCGGATGATCGGCTACAACTGATGCACGAGGGGGCTTGACGGCTATGTCCGTCATGTGCATGGTCACCAATATCATCCACAAGAGCGCCCGGCGGGGGATACCCCGACCGGGCGTTCTGCGTTCCGGGGTAGCCCGGCGAGGGAAAGTGATGGACGCCACGATCAACCGGGCCGATCTGGCTGCGCTGAGCCAGCGTTTCCGGGATATCGAGACGCGGCACCTGCCAGATGTCACGCGCTGGGCGCTCAACGACATGGCTTTCGGTGTCCATGCCGAGAACAAGCGGCTGATCGACCGGGTCTTCGACAACCCGGTGCGCTTCACGCGCAACGCCTTCTGGGTGCGCAAGGCGACGCGCGACAATCCCGTCGCCGTGGTCGAGCGCAAGCGCATGGTGGTCGGCAAGCACTACCTTGAGGTGCAGCAGGAGGGCGGCACCCGCAGGCAGACCCGCATAGAAAAGATGCTGGCGCGGCGCCTGCCTTACGAAGGACTGATCCAGTCGGTTTTGCCCGCCTCGATCCGCACCAACGCGGCCGGCAACATCGCGCCGGGCGCGCTGCAGCGGCTGCTCTCGGGCGTCGGTGCACAGACCGACCGGAACCAGAACACGACCGATGCGAGCCGTCGGCGCAACCCGAGGCGCGCGCGGTTCTTCGTGCCTGACGCCGACAGTCACCTGTCGCCGGGCGTCTATGCCGAGCGGGCGGGAGAGTTGACGAAGATGCTGCACTTAAGTGAAATGGCGCCGACCTATCGCAAGCGCTTCCCGATGGAAGAGCACGGCGAGACCGTGGCAGCCCGCGCCGCGCCTGCCGCAGTGGAGCGCGCACTCGCGCGCGCCCTGCCCAATATCCGGTGACGCCGCGCCGCGGCCGACCCGCCCCCGTGACCATGCTGCCGGACCCCTCGCCGGGTCCTTCCCTCAAAGCCCAGACCGCGGGTTATTCGCGCCCCGGTGTTTGAGGGCGCGCCGGATTTTTCCGGGGGTAAACTTTAGGTTCTTGTTTTCGTGAGGAAAACGGTAACGATGCAGATCGAGCTCGACAACGGCGAGACGCTGAGTGTCGATGCTTATCCGCTGCCCGACGGTATCGAGGACACCGTCCTGAACCGCAGCCTGCTTGCGCAGGCGATGGCCGTGTCCGAGCCGACGATCTCGAAATGGGTTTCGGCCGGTATGCCGGTGCTGAGCCGGGGCGGCAATGGCACCAGCTACGAATTCCAGTTGTCGCACTGCTACGCCTGGCGTATGTGGCAAAAGGAATGCAACGACCGCGCCCGCCGCCGCGCCGCCGACGTGGCGCAGCAGATGGCGATGACCTTCCTGAACGACGCCGAGGCCGACGAGATCTCAATGACGCCGCAGGACGTGCGCGCCTGGGCGGAGGCCGAGCTGGTGCGTGCCCGCGCCGAGGAACAACGCGGCGACCTGGTGCGTCGTCACCGTGTCGAGCGCCTGCTGCAGTCGATGATCTCCATCACCCGCGACGCGCTGGTCGGATACGGTGATTTCCTGGAAGCCGAGCTCGGCCTCGCCCCGCGCGAGGTCGAGATCGCGCAGACCCGCGCCGACCAGTTGCTGACCGAGCTGCGCCTCGAGATCGAGCGACATCTCGACGGCGTGTCTGCCGAGGTGACGCCGATCCGGCCGAACGCTACCGAGACCGAGGCGGTCTGAGAAGCCCATGGTGCAGCTGACGGGACAGGGACGCGAGGCGGCGATGCGCCCGCTGGCGCCCTATGCCACGCCGGAGGACATCCTGCGCGATGCCCTGCCGATGTATGACCCGCCGAGCCGGATCAGCGTCACCGAGGCGTCGGAGCGCTACATCCGCATCCCGATGGCGGGACGCGTACAGGGCTACGATCGCGACCTTGTGCCCTACATGGTCGAGCCGCAGGACGTGACGCAATCGCGCCGCTACAAGGCGGTCTGCTTCATCGGTCCGGCGCAGACGGGCAAGACGCAGCTCCTGATGAATGTCGCGCTGCACGCCGTGACCTGCGATCCGTCGCCCGTGATGATCGTGCACATGACGCAGAGCGATGCGCGCGCCTGGGTCGAGGACAAGCTGGATCCGGTGATCCAGAATTCGGCGGCAATCCGCGAGCGGCTGGGTCGCGGCAAGGACGACGACGCCAAGGGCCGCAAGCGCTTCGCGGGGATGTCAATCGAAATCGGCTGGCCCACGGTGCGCCAGCTGTCGAGCCGCTCGAAGCGTATGGTGCTGCTGACCGATTACGACCACTTCGAAAACCTGGTCCTCGGCCCGGCCGACAACGCCGAAGGCACGCCGTTCGGCATGGCGTTGGACCGGATCACGACCTATCGCTCACGCGGCTCCGTGCTCGTCGAAAGCACCCCGGCACGCCCGATCGTCGATCCGACATGGGCAAGGTCGCAGGCCCGTCCGCACGAATACCCGCCGGTCGCGGAAGGGATCGTGCCGATCTACAACGACGGCACGCGCGCCCGCCTCTACTGGGAGTGCCGCGACTGCCACACGGAGTTCGAGGCGAGCTTCGACCATATCGAGTTCGACGAGACGCTGGATCCGATGACGGCCGGTGAGCGCGCGGTGATGGTCTGCCCGCATTGCGGCGCGGTCATCGATCATCGTCACAAGGTGGAGCTCAATCGCGCCATCCTGAAAGGGCGCGGGGGGTGGCGCCACGAGGCATCGGACGGCACGCTCTGCGCCCTCGGCGACGTGGCGATCCGGGGTACGGACATCGCGTCCTACGCGATGGACGGCGCGGCGGCGGCCTTTCGCAGCTGGAGCGACCTCGTCGCGCAGAAAATTACCGCGACCCGGCGCCTGGAAGAACTGGGCGACGAGACCGACCTGCGCAAGTTTTACTACACCGGCCTCGGCCGTCCCTACCTGCCTATCGCGGTCGGCGACGACGGTGCGATCCCGCTGGCAGAGCTGCGCGAGGGCCGGACCCTGACGCCGCGCGGCCACTGCCCGGACTGGACCGCCTTCGTGGTGACTGCGGTCGACGTCCAGCGGGGCCGGTTCGTGGTCGCGGTGCACGCCTTCGGGCTGGACGGTCGGCGCACCGTGGTCGACCGCTTCGACCTTGCCACCCCGCCCGAGGGCGCGCCCGGCGATGCTCGCCGCGCGCTGGACCCCGCGAAGGCGGCCGAGGACTGGGCGGTGCTCGACCCGCTGGCCATCGCGGAATACCCGGTCGAGGGGCAGGGGGTGCGGTTGCGCCCCGCGGCGCTGGGCGTCGATTTCCAAGGCGAGCCGGGCGTTTCGGACAACGCCGAGAAGTTCTGGGGCGCGCGCCGCAAGGCCGGGCAGGGCAACCTGTGGTTCGTCACGCGCGGCCATGGCGGGCTGCACCAGCGCAGCCGGACATGGCACGAGGCGCCGGAACGCGGCAATGCGCGCCGGCGGCGCGGGATCCGCATCCTCAATATCGCGACCGACCGGCTGAAGGACACTGTCGCGTCCGCGCTTCTGAAGCCGGGCACGGCCGAGGGCGCCTTCCCGCTGCCCGAATGGCTGGAAGACGATCCGCTGGTCGAGTTTACCGCCGAGACGCGGACCGAGAAAGGCTGGGTGCCGCGCCCCGGCATGAAACGCAACGAAAGCCTCGACCTCGCCGTGCAGGCGCAGGCGCTGGCCGAGCACAAGGGCCTGCGCCGCATCAACGCGGAGGCGCCGCCGGCCTGGGCCGCGATGAGTGCCGACAACCCCTTCCGGCTGGCCGATGCCGGCGAAATCCCGAAACCCGCCGCCCCGGTCCTGGCCGACGATCGGGCGACAGGTTGGATCACCAAGAGGACCGACTGGATATGAGCGGATACACCGCCGCGCAGCTCGCCGAGCTGAAGGCGAATTACGTGAAGGGCGTGAAAAGCGTCCAGAAGGGAGACGAGCGGGTGGAATTCCGGTCGATGTCCGAGATGGCCGACCTGATCCGCCGGGTCGAGAGCGATCTGTCCCCGAGCGCGCCTACGCAACAGGTCTACCCGACGGTCACGAGGGGGGTCGACTGATGGCGGGGCTCGACCGCGCCCTGATG